TTGTGAGATCTTTGGCGTCGAAAACTTCATCACAGTACTGGCAGGTGTACAAGTCACGCAAGTAGAGATTACTGCGGCTGAACTTAACTGCCTTTTTGTAATTAAAGTACTCTTTGGTTACACATACACTGGGTACCGGAATAGTCAGATATTCGCTTCGCACAAATTTATCTTCGTACGATTCCAGAATGGATACGCGATCCAAAAAATATAGTTTGATGGCATGCTGCCAACTGATAACGCTCAAAGGCAGGACGCTGATTGGCTCATAGTTTTGATTGAGCAATAGAGTAGTGCTAATTTTAAAATCTCCATTAGTTGAAAACGCCTGTACCAAGTATTTACCAAGGTAAATACAATTATGGCAAAAGAAACCAATATTGTAAAGACCCCGTATCTAAAAGCTGAATATACGGAAGATCAGATCCTAGAAATAGCACGTTGCGCTAATCCAGTTACTGGCGCCCAATATTTCATGGAAAATTACTTCATGATTCAGCACCCGACCAAGGGTAGTATACAGTATATTCCATTTAATTACCAACGTAAATTAATTGATACGTACCACAACTTCCGATACTCTATCAGTTTGATGCCCCGTCAGACTGGTAAATCGACCAGTGCCGCCGGCTACCTCCTATGGTACGCTATGTTTGTCCCAGATTCAACTATTTTGGTTGCTGCACACAAATATTTAGGTGCACAGGAAATTATGCAACGTGTGCGTTATGCATACGAAAACTGCCCGGATTTCATTCGAGCGGGTGTTACCAGTTATAACAAGGGCAGTATTGACTTTGAGAATGGATCACGTATAGTAGCACAAACCACTACTGAAAACACTGGTCGTGGTATGTCTATATCACTACTATACTGTGACGAGTTTGCATTCGTTAGGCCAACTATTGCAAGTGAATTCTGGACAGCTATTGCACCAACACTGGCAACTGGTGGTAAGTGTATTATTACATCGACCCCTAACAGTGACGAAGACCAATTCGCCCAGATCTGGCGTGGTGCCAATCATACTTTTGATGCACAGGGCAATGAAACTGAAGTTGGTATAAACGGTTTTAAATCATATCGCAGTAAATGGCAGGAACATCCAGACCGCGATGAGGCTTGGGCCGAGGGCATGCGCAACCAATTGGGTGAAGAACGTTTCCGACGTGAGATGGAATGTGAGTTCATTATCCATGACGAAACTTTGATCAACCCATTGAAATTAGTTGAAATGGCTGGCATAGATCCAATTGAGAAACAGGGCCAAATACGCTGGTACAAACGCCCCAGTCGCAATTGCACTTACATTGTGGGATTAGATCCCAGTCTAGGTACCGGCGGTGATCCAAGCGCAATACAGGTATTTGAATTGCCTGGTTTAAAACAGATTGCTGAATGGCGTGACAATAGAACACCAGTGCAACGCCAAGTTGTTATCCTTAAAGAGATATGCCAATACTTGTCTGAGATGTCTGGCAGCGTTAATAATGTGTATTACAGCGTGGAGAACAATACACTGGGTGAAGCGGTACTAGTTGCTATTTCAGAAGTTGGTGAGGAGAACATCCGTGGTACATTCTTAAGTGAACCAAAACCAGCTGGAGGAACAAGACGCTACCGTAAAGGCTTTACTACTTTAAACAAGTCCAAGTTAGCTGCATGCGCAAAATTTAAGAGTTTAGTAGAAACGAATCGTGTTAATTTGGCTAGTAAGATGCTGATATCCGAGCTTAAAACATTTGTTGCCAGTGGTGGTAGCTATGCTGCCAAAATTGGCGAGCACGATGACTTGGTTATGGCGACACTCTTGTGTATCCGTATGACACAGGTTCTACAGTCATATGATGCAGATCTTGAATCTGAATTGCGTGATACTGCCGAAGAGTTTATAGAACCAATGCCCTTCATAATGATATAAGCATAAATACAATATGTCTAAAGAAATTGAATCCGTATCCACCGCCCTGTTTGACAAAATCCGTTCACGATTTGAGAACATTACTTTGGGCGACGAAACAGCCAAGGCTATCTCAGACCCATCTGACGCCCGTTTTTTTAATTTTGCATATATTGATGAAGATGGTACTGAATTCGGTAAAGTAACGATCAGTCTCATCGACGAAGAAAGTTTAAAAGTTTATTATGGCAAGAGCATTAGTTCAGAAATGGACCGTGAACAACGACTACGTTGGTATGAATTCCTACGTGGTATTCGTAAATTTGCACGCCGCAACTTAATGACGTTTGATACACGTGACATTAACAAAGACAACTTAGACATACAAGACATTAAGCAACAAGCAAAGACAGACGATGTGTCAACAGTAAATGACGTCACCGTTACAGAGAGTAAGTTATACGGCACTTCACGCAACAGTTATGCTGATGTAGGTGAGTGCCGTCTTTTAATCAGACATGATGGTTTAGTAAGCGACGACAAAAAAGGAGCCCGTGGCCGAGGGATTAGAGACATTTTCATCGAAACCAGTCGCGGCGAACGTTTACTACTACCTTTCAAAAATCTACATGGCGCTAAAGCAATGGCCACACACATTAGTGGTGGTGGTGACATGCGTGATGAAATTGGTACACAGATTTGTGAGATCGTAAAAGAGATGAACGCTATGCGTCATTTCGTACGTAGCACAAAGAAACGCCAATTTGAAGATGTAGAAACAACTGGTATGACGCAAGCTGCCATCGCACGCTACGAACAAATCAAACATCAGTTGGCGCACATGAGTGGTCGCAAGGGTTACGAAAACTATCGTGAAACATTTTTGCCAGCTGAGAACCCATTGGAAGAAGTTGATGTTGACGCACTGCGTGAACGTTTCGTTAAGAAGATGTATGACGAACGTTTTAACGATGCATTGCCATATGTTTACCGCGCATATCAAAACCACAAAGCTAGTACCATTGGTGGTATGGGCGATGAGTTTGATGGTTGGATGGAAGACATTGCTGAAGACGTTTATTCTCGCCCAGACAATGATGACAAGATCAAAGCACTTCAGGAATTGTTAAAGAGTCCAATACACGTTGGTATTGATGGCATTGATGCACAGACAAAATTAGAGCCAGTTATTGGTGATGATGATTTGGATGAAGCACTATATCAATTGTCACAAAGCCAAGGCCCAGATGCAGACGCACGCACTATGGTAAAAGAATGGTTACAACAACATATGCCAGATCTTTTAGCTCAATTGAACTTTGGCGACAAGAACGCTGACCAAGTTAACTACGCTCAACCAGTAAGTCCAACAATGACAAACAATGAGTTTGGTGCAGGTAGACCAACTACTCAAGTTGGTGACACAAGTCAGATGACGATGGAAGGAAATGATCCTTTATCACTCATCAGAAGTCTTGCTGGCCTAACAAAATAATCTGGTAAAACGCTCACTCAAACGGTAGATTTATTCTACCGTTTTTCTTGACTGGCATAAATAAAATTGCATATACTACATCGTGTGTGCAATAGGCATATTTTATATTAAGGCACATTATTAAGGCACATTTTTTAAGGAGAAATTATTATGGCCATGACTCTCGCAGAAATCCGCGCAAAGCTACAAGCTAACGAAAACCGCGGTAACAACAAGACACAAAAATCAGGCGGAGATAACGCAGTTTATCGTCACTGGGACATTCCAGAAGGCACCACCGCACGTGTCCGATTCCTACCAGATGCAAACCCTAAGAACGATTATTTTTGGGCTGAACGCCTAATGATTCGTCTTGAGTTCCCTGGCATTAAGGGTCAAGCAGATAGCAAGCCAGTTACTGTACAAGTTCCATGTATGGAAATGTACAAGGAATCATGCCCAATCCTTGCACAGGTTAGACCATGGTTCCAAGACAAGTCACTTGGACTTGAAGACATGGGTCGTAAGTACTGGAAGAAAAAGTCTTATGTATTCCAAGGTTTTGTTCGTGATAACCCATTGGGTGATGACGCAACACCAGAGAACCCAATCCGTCGATTTACAATCAGCCCACAAATCTTCAACGTTATCAAGGCATCCATTATGGACCCAGAAATGGAAGAATTGCCAACAGATACTCAACGTGGCCTTGACTTCCAAATTGTGAAGACAAGCAAAGGTGGTTATGCTGATTACAGCACCAGCAAGTGGTCACGTCGTGACTCTGCATTAACAGCGGAAGAACAAGCCGCAATCGACCAATATGGTTTGTTTAACTTGTCTGACTTCTTGCCTAAGAAGCCAACAGAAACCGATCTAAAGGCGATTGTTGAGATGTTCGAAGCAAGCGTTAATGGTGAAGCATATGACGTTGAACGTTGGGGTGCATACTACAAGCCATATGGCGTTGAAGTACCAGCAACAGCCGCAAAGCGTGTTGATGACAGTGCACAGTCTGCACCAGTAACCGTGGCACCAGTTGCCAAGGCACAACCAGTAGCAGAAACTGCCCCTTTTGATGTAGATGAAGAA